GGCGCGTTGCTGGATAGTCAGCCCAGCGCCTTGAGCATCGTTAGCCGAAAGATTGACATATCCGTTCGTTGCCAAGTAAATGGATCGATGCGTTGAATCTGCATAAGAGATTTGGCCTTGAGCATTCTCATAGATATAGCCCAAGCCGCTACTTGCCAAAGCTGAAACAAGTGAATAAATATCTATTCGGCTGGATGCTCTTTGTGCAAGCTCATAATTTCCCGGAGTATCAATTTCACCAAGTCCGGTATTCTGAGCATTTGCCCAAGTCTCGGTTGGGTCATAAGTATTCCACTGAAGCGCAGCTGGTACTTCTCCCCAAGTGTTAAGCAATAAATCTTGCAGAATATGCAGAATCTGGTCGCCGTCAAAGTCCTGAACCAAAGTGCCATCCGTCAAAGCCTTTGGCAATCTAGCCAATGCACCCAAGGCAATTATCTTGACCCGCTGGGCATAAGCCACATTTCCCAATTCGGCCACTGAGATGGCCACATCGACAATTGAACCCCCAAAGATTGGGATGAATGTAGCTGTGGAATCTTGCAACTCAATAGTCAATGAATCATTAATTCCAATGGCCACATTTGATTGATCCAAATTGATAAGTTCAATGTTGGTGTAACCAGCTTGAGCCTGCTCATAGATATTAGTTCGCCCAGATGTAATAGTCAGATTAGACAAGATGGCAGTCTGATATTCAACGCCGCCAATAATGACTTTCCATACTGGATTAAAGACGCTCATATTGCCTGCAAGTTGGATGCGCCGCCTGTACCGCGGAAGTATGAATTATTGAGAGTTTCGACAATGGTGCGAGCTGTACCCTCAGCATCCATTGCGCCATTGACTGTGATGTTGATTCGCTCAGCCGTTGAAAGCCCGCCAGTAACCCCCAAGCGAGCCGCTGCCGCTGCTTCTCTGGCATTGCGTAGGCGTTCAGTCTCAGCTTTAAGAGCTTCGCGCCTTAGGATGGCAGCTTGCATAGCTGGTGAATATGCGCCCAATGGTGCGCCTGTAAAGGTGCGCGGGTCTGAACCAAATCCAACGTCATTATTTGCTTGGCCTCCAAATGTGCCATAGTCAGCTCCTTCATTTGGATTGGATGAAACCTTTAACGATTTGTCATTTGAATTGCTTAGCCCAAAGAATCGAGTAACTGGATTATCTGTCATAAGTTTGATGAATGCTTTGACTGCGGTTACTACTTTTCCAATTCCCGCTAAGAGATTAGAAAATCCGGTCACGAGACCGGACACTATTGTTGCCACTACATTCAAAGCGAGTTTCAAAGCTCCACCAAAGATTGGAGCAAGTGTATCTCTGGCGAAATCCGCGACGGCTTTCATAAATCCCACCAATGGCTTCAATTCTTCAGAATTATCATTGATGGCAGTTTTAACTTTATCAAATGCGCTATTGACTCCCTCAATTGCTGGCTTGAGAATTGCCGTGAATGTTGGAATTAAATAATCAGTGATGAATGACCAAATTGCTTTGAACGCCGGAACAAGAGTTTGAGTGATGTATGTGCCTAAAGCCTTTATGATTGGCTCAAGTTTTGGTCCGATTGCATCTGCAAATTTTGCAATGGCTGGCACGACATCCTTCACGAAAGTATTGACCATCGGAGTAATTGCATCGAGTACGAATGAACCGACTGTCTCTTTGCCTTCATCGAATGCCACATTAAGACGAGCCATCTTGCCGGCAAATGTGTCGGCTTGCTCTGAAGCTTGATTCTTAAATGTTTCACTGAGCTTGGCTGTGATTTCTTCAAATGACATAGTTTTCAGCTCTGCTGCACTGATGCCGACGCCTAATTTGCCCAGAGCTGTGTTCTGCCCTTCGGCACTCTTTGCAAGCGCATTTGAGACTGCCTCTAAACTTTTGCCACTACCGGCCGCAATATCAAGCGCAATTGATTGCAGCTCTTGAGCCTTGGTCACATCTTTTGTGCTTCTCAACAACCGATCAAATGATGGCCTCAGCTCGTCATCCGTTTTTCCGGTCAATAAAGATGTCTTGAGAATTTGTTTTTCGACAGCTTTGATTTGGTCATCTGTTGCACCAGTCACGTTCTTGAGAGTTGTGGCCAGCTTTGCTTGAGCAGCTTCATCGGCAATGGCTGATTTGACGCCATCAATAAGCAGCTTGGATGCGTAAGCAGCTGCGGCAATACCGGCGGCCGCAAATGCTAATCCGGCCTTCTTGCCAAAGTCTGAAATCTTAGAGCTTGAGCTTTGAACGTCGTTATTGGCTACGTTGAGCGACTTCTTGAGTTGATCTACATCAGCCAGAATCGAGAGCTTAAGCGTTCTACTTTGTCCGGCCATTACCACTCCTTCAATATCTCAGTGAAAGCATTTTCCCACTTGGCAATGATATTTGGCTGCTCGGCTCGCAGAGTTGGATAGATGAACCAGCCTTTTGACCCGCGGCCTTGGCTGCCAGACCAAATTGGGAATTGCTTAAACTTGTTAGACCCAAATTCGTAACCGCCCCAAAGCTGTTGAGTTGTGCCACCGCCAGAGAATTTCTGACTGACAAAGCCAAATGACAATTCTCCAATCTTTGAAGATTTGGAGACACGTGAGCCGGATGCAATTCTGTTCGCAGCATCATTAGGCCGACGACCAGCAGCTTGAACAATCTTGCCTTGGACGTAAGTGGCTAATCCGCCGCTGACGACTTTGGCTTGAGCAACGGCTTCTGCATCCATTGCTTTGAACGCGGCAGTAACACGACGCAAGTCGGATTTGTCATAAGCAACTTGAAAGTCATCCGCCATGTTGCTGCTCCAATATCTCAAAGGCCGTAAGAATCTGCTCCGCCGTCGTCCATTCGCTCATGGGAATCTTTGTGGCTATTGCAAGCTCTACAACTATTCGGCTGAGACTTCCGACGGCGTAACTTTTGGGTCTGCGTTCCCGGCTCCTATATCTGCAACGCCTTCACACCAAATGTCGTAAGACTTGACCGGCTTGCCGGCATTCTCACGCTTCATTGAGTTATAGGCTAGAAATAAGAGATCAGAAATGCCAATCTTTTCTTCTGCTTGCTGAATTGTGAATCCAGTCTTTTGCTCCCACTTTTGCCACTCTGGGGGAGCCGCCGTATAGGTAGCGACTTCTCCAGTTTGGTAAGTAACCTCGATATTTAGTTTCATGCTCCCGGCTCCTTTATTAGCTGATTGTTAAGACTGGTGTTGTAACGCAAGTGAATGCAAGAGATACTGTTTGAGCATCTGGTGCGGTTCCGCCTGCTGATGGCAAGATTGGCTGAACGCTAAACGCAAATGATGCGCCTGTGTCTGCAACTAATACCACTGGAAGTCCTGTATTTGGTGCGTTTGTTGCAGCTGTCCAAAGAGCTTCACAAAGTGATGATGCTGCTCCCCAGTCTGCAAGCATTTCCACAGCGAAAGTTCCCTGCGTATCAGTAGTGAAATACGCTTTTCCATCAAGTGTTTGATATGTATTGATTGTCGAATCGACTGTTAAAGTCGCTGAAGTAGCTTGGGCATCGAAATTATCACTGTCAATCGTGAAAGTGATGTCTCTGCCAGTGATGATTGTTGTTGCCATGAGTTTTCTCCTTAGTCGGTGTAATACGTTGAGACTTGCAAGTCAGACGTCAAGAATTTTCCTGCGCCGACTTCCAAAGGTGTGGGTGAGCTGACATCTCCAACGACGTATCCGGCCGGCATAGTTGAGATGATTGAAATCATTAAATCTTCAAGGTTGGTCAAAGCTGCTGCGTTGCTCGAATAACCGACGACGCCGGTGATGAGCATATTGATTTTGACTTTGGTAGTTGCTCCATTGATTAGCGTACTTTCCAAATATGGTGCATCTGGAACAATGCAAATTGATGGGCTAGTCATTGCCTCTGGAATGCCGTTATAGACATTGGCTGCAATTGTTGAAAGTGCAGTCTGCAATGGTGTGCGGATGTCGGCTTCGATTGTCATAAGCAAAGCGTTTCGACTTCAAGAAATGGCCCAAGCAAGCCGACGATGCGATTGGTCAAGCTGCGGCCAAGGACGAATGGTGACGGCTGAAATTGGTCGCTCATAATCTGATTACCCGGAGCTGTAACGCTTTGGAATACTTCAACGGCCACAACAAGAATTGCTGACTTAATGGGAGCAACGCCAGAGTATAAATCGCCAGCGGTTGCCCCATCAATACACGCAAGCCCGCTCGGAATGATTGGGATGGTGTATGTGCTGTCTGCTTGCCCCGTTGCAGACGTAAAGACCATTGGAGCAATGCGATCATCTGTGACTGTAACTGTCGCATCATAAACGCCGCATCCGGTAATGACGACATCTTGACCCGGCACGAAATAATTGACGCGCTGAGTTCCATAATAGGCAATTGAATTTTCTACAAAGACTTCTGTGACTGCTGATTGGTATCCAGTAAGCAATGGCAGAATCGTCAGCTCTGCGCTGTCAATCATCTGCTCAAGGTATGCGTTGGAATAGAGAGATACGGAAACGCCAAGAATTTGGCGCAGTTCTGCGGCTGTGACTATCTGTGGCATTTCCGTTCCCTTCTACTGCTCGACCACATCCGGGAGCGGCTGTGGTCGATGATTAGTTATTAGCTGATGACTAGTAATCCGCCAGCTGCAATCTTTGTGGCGCATGCACCATAAGAGTTCAGTGAGACTTCAACTGTTCCGTCAGATGGCTTATTGACATCAAGACGATAGTTTCCGCTCTCATACCATGTGAATGCATCTGGCTGAAGAACGACCATTGAATCATCGCCTTGTCCAGTAAATTCACCAGAGTTATCGACGTAGAAATTCAAGCCAAGGACTGCTCCGCGCTGTGATTGTCCATTGACTTGACCAGCTTGGTTAGATGGCTGATAAGCATTAAACAGCGGAATTCCGCTTGAATTGTAGCCCATGATATTTGTCCATTGTGCTGGCGATACCAAGATGTTTTGTGCAAAGCGTTGTGTGCCTGCATAAACGGCTGCATTTGCGCGGCTGACGTATCCAATCAATCCCGCAGCTGTGTTAGCTGTTGAAGTTCCATCAGCTACTGCATCTGTCTTGATTTGATCTGCGACATATTTATTCTGAGCAAAGGCCATTGATGCGCCCATGATTCGAACAAGCTCGTTGAAGAAATCTGGTGAGCTGCGCTCAATAATTTCTGTGGTCAGAATGTTGCGACCTGCAAAGCGTGTAATTGGAACAGAAATGAAGCTTGACTCAATTCCTGTGTTTGAAACTGCGCCACCTTCTGCAACAGCTGCAACGGTTGCAATTTGAGAAATCTTAGGGATTTCGAATTGAAGCCCAGAATCTGGCAAAGTGCCGCGGCTGATTGCATCAATTGCTCCACGAGTTCCATTGCTTAAGCCATTGATAACTTCTGCAAGCTGACGTGTTGGGTTGAAAGCTGGGTTAGTAGTTCCAAGGTCATCGTTAGCTGCTGCAACGTAAATTGCAGAATCTGACATTGGGTTCAACTTAGCTTTGATTGAGTGTTCCATCCATGAACCAAGATTTACAATTGGTGATCGTGGTGAAGTGAAATATGGTGCTGGCTTGTTAGCATGCACGACGTTCGCTGAAGCCTCTACCGATTCAACGGCTGGTGCTTCTGTTTTTTCGGTAGTGGTATCCACTGCGTCTCCTTCGGTTGGTGTTTCTTCTGGTATGACTTCGGTAGTCGCTGCGACATGACTGACGCGAGCTTCATCGAATGCTGGGTTGTGTGTTAGTGCGACGCCGACCAAAGTCGCTGAATTGACGACCATTGTGCCATCCTCGTTAAATCCATGATCTGCAACATTTGCTTCAACTGAGAATCCATCGCGAAGTCCATCCATCGCTTCTTGGATTGCATCTGTTCCGGCTGTTGTCTTTGAAATCTTAAACGTGGCATTGATTGACTTGCCATCTGGTGCAAGTTCCATTGATAGCGTCTTTCCAATTGGTCGCTTTGAATCGTGTTCCAGATTTAGCTTGACCGATGCTGGAATCAATGAACCGGATTTGAATAATACTTTTCCGGTCGATGCATTTGCTGGCGTATCGAATTGCACAATTTGGCCAGTGATAGTGCGTTCTTCTGAATCGGCCGCTGTGATTGTGAATGGTGTTAATACCTTCATCGGATCATTTCCTCTGCTACTCGGATTTCTTCTGCACTCAATGCGCCAACGCGATTGAGGATTTCATAGATTTGTGCGCGCTCTAATGCTGAGCCGCGTAGGTAGTCATCAAGCGCGTATTCAACGCGCTGCGTTGATGGCGTAAAGTCTGGCATTGAAAGTCTTTCGGTAATCGAGTTCATCAGCGGAATCAAAGAGAAATCCAGCAAAGTCTGGCGCGTTGTGCTGGCGTTTGAGTACGTCATGCTCGAACCAGTCTCGGCATCAATGAAGTAGGCCGGAATTCCTAGAGCCCTGCTCAATTCGGTGGCAATGTACGAACGGGCAGCCGCAAGCTGTAATTTCTCCGGGTCGAATCCCAAAGTCTCAAGCGAAATATCCGCATTTAAGAATGCCGTTGTGCGATTTCTGCGACTTGCACCCCAAGACTCCAGGAGTTTAG